GGGCGATAATGGTAGCTTACAAAGAAACGGGACCTATCGCTGGAGCTATCTTTGCGGCGATGATAGCGGCTACCGGAGCCGTGCAACTCGCCACGATCATAGCCCAACCCATCCCCAAATACGCCCATGGTACCGACAATCACCCCGGCGGTCTGGCTATCGTTGGCGATGGAGGCCGTAGCGAGGCGGTATTGGTAGGAGATAAAGCGTACATTACCCCGGATAAGCCCACCTTGCTGTCATTGCCTGCGGGAGCCGAGGTCGTTCCGGATCTCAATGATCCTGCTTTCCTTAGCCGCTTCGTGGATAACACGTATTGGCTTACCCATAACAAGAAAGGCGAGCCGGTTCAGATCGTCAATAATTTCGACGCTGAAGGGATAATAAGGGCTAATAATGAGATAAAAAAGGAGATAGGCAAGCTATCTAAAACCATATCCAAGAGTAGCAAGAATATCGATTTCGAGAATTACAAGAGATCAAGGATGAATTGAGCGTAAAACTTGCTTTTCTTATTCTTTCTATCTATATTTGCTGGACATACAAGAAGACAGTAGAGCCTTAGAGCCATACCCGATAGAGTCACGTCTATGGGGTGTGGCTCTTTTTGTTTTTACTGGTCAGCCTACCACAACAGGCTAGGAAGATTTTGGGCGACAGCGGTCGCTAACAGCCTCCTTGATACGATGTGTTGTGGCTCGTGTCGGGGAGGCTTTTTCATTAAGAGGTGCCGAAGTAATCAAAATAACAAAGTCGTTTTGATCTTATGGCTAAAATTGCGGGAGAAAATATTTTGAACAATTAAAATTTTAAGATATGGAAGCAATTAAAATTTTTGAGAACGATCGTTTCGGTGAAGTGAGAGTAGCCGGGACAAGTGAGAACCCTTTATTTTGCCTTGCGGATGTTTGCAAAATTTTAGGATTACGTGTAGACGCTGTACAATCAAGGCTGACGGATGCCCCCATTCGGATTGGGGTCACCGATTCAATCGGTAGAGAACAGCAAATGAATTTTGTCAATGAAAAGAATCTCTACAAGGTAATCATGCGATCCGACAAGCCGCAAGCCGAACCATTCCAAGACTGGGTATGCGGAGAGGTTCTCCCTTCCATCCGTAAACATGGGGCGTATATGACAAACGATACACTGGAGAAAGCCTTGGCCTCGCCCGATTTCTTGATCCAATTGGCCACAAACCTTAAAGAGGAACAACGAAAGCGTATCGAGGCCGAACGGAAAGTAACCGAGG